AGATATCTTTTATTCTCATGTTATCTCCTTTCTAAGGTCTTGACCTCATAACAAAACCTCTAATTTCAAACTTCTTAAATTTCAATCTATAGGTAGAGGCTACATCATATACCTCAAACCACATGATTTCTCCATCTCCCATTACAGGGATGTCTTCAATAAAATTTGTTATAATATTACTCCATGAAACATTGTAACAAAAATTACCCTGTCCCCATGTAGTTGATGAACACCATTCTACTGTATCTGCTGTAGAACCTGTTGATGTAGTACCACTAAGGGAAAAGTCTTTTGAGTATAATTCAGTATCTTTTTCAAACCAGACTCTAACCTTAAATGAATATTCAGGAGTAGCTTCTCCCATTAATTTTATATTTCTAATTACTTTCCTATTAAAAGGATGATCGAATGTCCAGTGTTTTGTTTCAAGCTCCGGAGATATAGATACACCTGCATCTGTAAATCCATCATCAAATTGATATAAGTTTGGTGATGAATTTGAAAGTAATGCAGAGATTTCTACATCATTGTCGGTAATGTTTTTACCATACATTGCCGGTACTGTTTCATGATGAACCCATGGAGTTTTAGGTAATGTAAAGTCTACCACTAGAAGAGTATCCAAGTAGGTTTTAATCCCGGTAGCTACAAGAAGATGATATTTACCATCAATATACCATCCTACAAATTTAGATATCATAGTTTTATTAAGACCTGATCCAACTTCTCCTTGAAGGAATCCTTCCATATTTTGAGATATAGAAGATTCTCTTACAGTCTCAGTAGCTGCTAAAGATACTCTCTGTATTACATGGACCCTATTGTCATTACCAAAAAAGAATATATCTCCGGCTACATTGACAACTGATTTAGGAGAAGGGCATCCAAGATTTTCCGTTACCCTGAACATCTCCATTGGATCTGCTTCAAGTATATGAGGTGAAGTTCCTTCATAAGCTACAACTGACTTTTCATAAAACACTATTAGGAAATCAGGATTAGTAGTATAAGAAAGTTTCATCGGAAGATTATTAAAGTCCCGGATAGGGTTATCATAATCATTCACTCCTACAACATCTGGATACTGCAATTTTGAATAATACATCCTATCTCTTGATGCCTTATCAAGATAAAACATATAGCTATTAAAAAGAATAATATCAACAGATACTCTAGGAATACCATTATTGGTAGGAGCATCTGTGGCCAAAGCACCATCAGTTAAGTTATCATCATAAGTAGTACCTACAGTCACAAAAGCAAGTTGCATCCTTTGAGTACCATCAGCTATTGTTCTGTATATAAATACTCCTAATGCATCAGCAGGAATAGCTCCAAAAGTAACAAGTACCTTATTAAGAGCAGTAGTTATAGCTGCACATGCCGTACTTTCACTAGATTCTCCCCATTCATAGAGATAAGTATAGCTATAAATATAGTCATCACTAAGTATTCCTACACCATTTAAGGCAACAGTTGGAGCACCTACTGGAGCAACACATCCTGCTACATCATATGTATAGTCCTCATAAATCCTATATATCCCATCAAGGCTTGAAGTATAGTAAAGAAAATTGGTATCACTTGTATTTGTATAAGATTCAGAAGCATGAATAGTATCAGATGTAAGTCCAATAATTATATCATCAAATGAGTTGCCATTCTTTTTAATTAGCTTTGTATCTACACCTACCAGGATAACATTATCAATATCATTCCTTATCCATGCTCCTATCCATTCACCTGCCTCAGAGTCACCAGTATTGGTTATAGCAGTAGATCCTCCACGCATAGTCATATTACCTACTGAATCAAGTTTAAAGTCTTTTACAAGGACAAATTCATCATCATTAAGATTAAGTGGATCCTTGTCATTGTTCTCTCCACCTTCAAACTTTTCTATTGTTTTTATAAACCTTACCGGTACATTAAGTTCTACCATTTAATCTCCTATAAAAGTGTTAAGAAACCTGATGATGGAATTACACTATAAGCTTCGGTAGGCGGTGTAAAATTAGCTGTCCATCTTGCTATACCTTTTGATATTCTAACTTCATCCATCCAACCATAAACTGCATATCCTGCACTATTCCCGACATTTAGTCCAGCAGCTATATTCCCAACATCATTTGTACTAAAAGCATTTGTTTCTGTTAGTGTTTGTGATACACCACCTATATATATTTTAGCTACTGTACTCTCTCTTGCAAAAGCAACATGATACCATGTGTTGATTGCAAGCCCAGTCCAAGCACTTGTCATTATATAATCTGCTTTTTGTACTGCCCCAATTCTAAAGTATAACTGTAATTTGTGGGTATCAGTTTTCCTTATAAACCACCAATCATCAGAGTCTTTATATTGTGCTACTAACCCTTGATTACCTGTTAGATTAGAAAACCTAACCCTAAAATCTATTGTGAAATTAGCAGTACCAAAACTCCAATCATCACTATCTAGTGCAGATATATAATCACCTGTACCGTCTAATAATGCAGAACCAGTACCAAACACCTTTTGGTCTACATCTACTTGTGCATTACCCTCTGCTGTCATTTCATGCCCACTATCACTACTATCAGTAAAAGTAGTGGACTCATCATCTCCATCACAATGTAGTATGAGTTTTGTATAAGCATCTATTCCTGCCATCTTATGCCTCCGTTCCTGCTGCTACACAATCCCATTTTGTATCAGCACTATTATAAATAAATCCCATATATGATGTCTTGCTTATAGTAGTAGTAGTTAAAAGAGTTCCAACTGTACTTCTATAGATCCCATTATAAGTCAATGCGTATGCAGTACCATTATCAAGGATTCTTATTACTAGAGTATCTCCATCTGCAGGTGTTCCCGATGGTACTGCAAATTCTGCTGCTTCTGCTAAAGCTGTAATAGTATAATGAGTTCTTTGAGAAGCTATTGCAGGAGTAGGAGTAGCACTATTAGCTACTGTAGAAGTTATTCTATGTGATGCAAGTGCTGTATTTACTTCTGCAACAGTTCTACCCTCAAGGCCATTAGCTGTAAATCTTGCATACTCTCCACTATTAGGACTATCATCAACCTCAAGTAAATTGTCATCAGCTATTCCTACAGTTTGTTCGGCTAATACATTGGTTCCTATTACAAGACCTAAGTCTGTTCTTACATCAGCTACTGCTCTACCTTCTATACCACTTGCAGTAAATTTAGCATATTCATCATCTGCAGCCGTTGCATCATCAACAGTCAGTATTGCATCGTCTGCTATAGCTGCCTGTATTCTATGATCATGATCAGCTCTTGCAAGAGAGTGTGATGTACCTACTGCTGCTGCCTGTACTCCATCTATATTCTCCGGAGCTGCAGTATCAACTGGATCTGCACCATCTTCTGGGTCATGTTCGTCTTTATGAGCCAAAGCTGTTACCAGGTCTGCTGTTGCTATGCCTTCAATTCCTGTAGTAGTGAATTTTGCATATTCGCCTGAAGCTGCAGTAGCATCATCTACTGTCAGTATTGCATCATCTGCTATGGCCGCTTGAATTCTATGAGTATGATCACTTCTTGAGAATGAATGTGCTGAACCTTCTGCTGCAGCTTGAACTCCGTCTATATTACCACCTGCGTCACAATCCAAAGCATCTGAGCCATCTTCAGGATCATGCAGGTCATGATGAGCTACTGGAATTACTGTAGATGCTTCAAGCATATCCCATTTTGTATCAGCTTCATTGTAAATAAATGTTACATATATAGTTACACTTGCTACTGTAGTGAGTGGTAACGCTACTCCAATACTTCTATAGATGCCATTCCATGTTATTGCTCTGCCAGTACCATCATCCTCAAACCCAAAAATTAATCTATCACCATCTCTAGGAGTTCCAGTTGGTAATCCTGGTGCAAATGCTGCTCCTTGTGCTGTAATAAAGTATTCAGTTGTTTTAGTGCTTATAACAGGTGTTGGTGTATTATGAGTTAATATAGTTGTTGTTATAGCTCTATTTCTATGTGGCGATGTATATGGTGTAGCTATTTGACCTTCTTCAAGTTTTGGATGTGAAATAATTGCTACATCACCTGCTGCTGTACCTGCAAAGAATACTCTAAGATTAGTTGCATCAGCATCTGTCTTAAATGTAGCAGCACATCTTGTAGCTATAATAGCTGTTAATGCTTCTGAACAATGATTAGTACCTACTGTTGCACCATTATAACTATACACATATGCAGCTAGGCTATCTCCGGCTGTAGCTTTATGATTTATACTTATCGTATACCAAGTTGCAGGTTTGACAAGTATTAAGTTAGCAGTACCAGGTGTAATTTGTATTCCTTCAAATCCTGCACCAGTAGCAGTTATGGTAACTTGTTTACCTTTTCTACATTTACATAAGGTATCATCTGCTATTAATAGAGTTGGTGTACCTGCTAAGTCCCATCCAGTAGGTAGATTAGTATCTATATCATAATTTTCAAATGAGCTATTCTCAAACATATTCTCACCTGCTGGTAGATATGCACCTTCATCTTTTCCTACTATAGTTCCACCTATATGTATATCTTTCCAGTTTAGAGAAGATGAACCAAGATCATACACATCATCTGCTGCAGGTGTAGTAGTTCCTGCTACTGCACTTACAAGGGAAGATGGTTCATAATCTTCTGCTACTTTACCTGTCTCGAGTTGTAAACCCTGCAATTTAACAATTTCACCAGATCTTATCTGTAAAGCTAAAGTTAGCCTCACTTTAGATGTATTGAGTAGAGTCTTAAAAGTATGCTGTTGCCTTTCAGAAGCTTTTAAGGTCCCGGTACTGGTATCTATTAAAGCAGTTTGAGCTGTAGTACCAAAATAAGGTACTACCGATACAAGAGTATTTGCTCCTGCAATAGATCCCAGATGAAAACTGAAAGTATAATCTTTCCCTCCATCTACATCTATATCAATATAGACACCAGATTTGTCTGTTGCCTGCGTAATAGTTAACATATTTCCTTCATAACTATTAACTGTATTTGTTGCAACTGCTAAAGTACCTGATCCTAATTTAGTAAAACCATTAGGTGTACCATCAGCATCTGCATCTCCAAATATCGAGTTTGGTATTAAATTCATATTTTCCTCCTTCCGTTTATGGTTGTTCCTGGCTACTAATACATCCCCATTCATTAGCGGCCAAACTATATTTAAATAAAATATTCAATTCTTTGTTTGCTGTTGTTGTTACAGGTAGAGTTGTTCCATAACTTACATATTCAGTATCATAAGTTAAGGCCCTACCAGTACCATCATCTAATACAATCAACCAAAGCAAGTCCCCATTTGCAGGAGTACCTGTTGGATTCTGAAATTCTGCTGCTTCACCTAATGCTGTTAAGATATGCACAGTAGTTTTAGATGCTCTTGCGACATCAGGTGTAGCATTACTTGCTTCTGATGTTATAATCCTGGATTCTAATGTTATTACTGTTCCATGTATTCCATCTACTAGATCTACATTTAGGTTAGGTACAACTGTTGTAGAAGTAATTCCAAAAGGAGCTGTACCTCCTGCTATATCAGAAATAAATTGAGTCCCTGTAATTGTATATGCACCTACATCCCAATTAGCTGTAAGTGGATTAGTACCATCTATTCTTACTACATTATCTAAATCTTTTCCGAGTTCGGTCTGTACTGCGACCATCTCTTCATTTAAGTTATTTACATGGTGAGCTTCAGGACCAAAGACTACTTCATTTCCTCCGGTAACTTCAGCGTGTACTGCATCTACAGTACCATCCTGTCCTTTTAATACTCCTGTAAATCTATCTGCAGCTTTACCGGTATAATAGTGTACTTCATTTCCTATATGAAAAGATCCTGCTGCAGGTGCACCGGTAGTAGAAGTTGTATAAACTATTGCATCTCCTATACCTACTGCTGCTGAAAGTGAAAAAGTTAAATTATTGACTGCTGTTTTTAATCTTGTCGTTACCGCTGCTGGATATTCTGCTGCCATCTAAACCACCTCCTATGGCCATATTCTTGCCCTCCTACCCTTCAATTTAGAGTTATATTCTCTTTGTAATTCAAGTATAGAAGTACTTCTTTTAGATACTTTAGCATCTGCTATCTCCCATTTTTCGAGTTCATTTTCAAACATTGCTATTTGTCTGTCTACTGCTGACCAATCTTTTTCCCTGAAGTCATATAGTATTTTTGCATAGTTCACAAGCAGTTCTTCTTTGTTTAAAGGAACTAAGTGAGTATCTGCATCAAGTGTCATTCGATCAGGAACCTGATAATAATAAGAATATAGATTATAGTTCATATCTATTCTAGGAAAGATATATAGAAGATCACTATCTACCCATGTAGTTAAAGGAGGACCTTCATCCCATTCTGAAAAGTCAGCACTATAGAAGAAATAAGCCATTGCTCTTTCTTCCGGGATAAAATCAATAGGACCTTTAGGGGTCCATTGTTCTATCATTAATCTATAATTAGGGAAAGCTGCTGCTACAGCATATGTTTGTGATGCTGAAGTAATTGCAAGAGTGGATTTAGTTCTAAAACATCTTAAATCCCTTGAGGCCATACGCATATAGCCGTCATTGATCCACGCTTTTATCTCTGTCTCAATATTAGCCTTTGCCTCAAAATCTTTTAACACTACTGCATCAACAAGTTCTCCGAAGTTTCGAGACATTTATACCACCTACACCTTTACTTTGGCTTTAGCAGTCTCCTCTTTGTCTTCGAAGAAATTATTATTAAAATTCTTATGTGTCCTTAAAAATTTTATTTCATCTTTGTCATTAGTTTCCAATTTACCATCTTCAAACTTAATACGTTTGCCCTGGGTAACTACCGGGAAACTATTTACTACAGTAGTATATGTCGGTTTAACTACCATAGTCATTTCTTTTATACCTTTAGTTGTATAAAACATTGCCATTTTTTTCTCCTTTGTCTTGAGAGGAGGAGTCGGCTAAACCGGCTCCCCCCTTATGATATTTTAGTATTCAGCCACCTTAAAAGATGCCTGCAACGTTGCTGCTGTTAGAGCCGTAGCTGCTACCCTTATCTTAAAGATATTTCCGGGAGTAGCTGTAAGTCCTCCTTCACCAAGCATGATATCTACATCATTCTCTACTGTAGTAGCTGCTCCATCCCATTGCATTACAAGAGTATCTGTCTTATCTGCTTCATTACACAGATAAACTGATACAAGTCCTGCACCACCATGAGTAACATTTGAGAACACATTCAATAGTGAATGTCTATAAGTTGATTCATCAACAAATGCATCTCCACCTATCTTAGCATTCCATGCTCCTTCAAAAGCTCCTACTGTCATAATATCTGTTTCAGACGAATCACTCATTATCCGGAGTCCTGCTGTAGTCTTTGCCTGTAATACTGTATAAGCTACATGGTCAGTACCACCGGCATCTGGAATATCTGCCCTAAGTGCACCAATGAGCCTGGCTTCCCAATTAGCTGAAGCATTGATTACGTCAACTACTTCACCCATTGTATTACCAGATGCATTAGATACATCAATAGATCCCGGAGTAGCTCCTATGTCTATTGTAGTATCTGCTACTTCTGATGCTAATGCTCCATGAAGAAATTCAAATTCCTCTGCTGCTGCTGTAACTGCAAATGTACCGGATGCCTGTGCCCCAATATATCTTACTACCATTAAAGGATCATTATCTGTAACATTCAATACTACCCTATTCTTAGATATTAAATCAGCTAATGCTGCTGTTTCATAATTCATTTAAAAAACCTCCTAACTTGTTATATTGTATAGTACTGCATGCCTATCGGCCAATTTCACTTCAAGACCAGTTTCAGTAATGTATTCGTCTTTCCATGAGTCTGCATCATTATCCTGTATATTAGTCTTCAACTTTGTTCCTCTGAGTTCTCTTTGAGCAATACATTTATCCTCAAAGTCCAGTACAACACAATAACTTCCATAAGTTGCTCCGGTAAAGAGTCTGTTCCTTATCATGTTAAGTTCCCCATGAGGAGAAATATACTTATAAACCGTGAGCCCATAAGTATCAGCCTTATTCATGACTTCCATTCTTCCTTTTGCCCAGAGATTTATGATAGATATTACTGAGCCTGACATGAATCCCCACTTAACCTTTGAACCTTTTGTAAAGGCTATGTCAAGAAAGTTTTCCCATTCTGACTCTGTTAGCATTCCACCTGCATCATAGAAATTAGAAGCTATATACTCAAGTACTCCACCAGTAGTTCTTCGTGGATGTGTTCCGTAAGTTATACTTCTTTCACCAAACCAGAACTGTCTCTCCATCTTAAGAGTATGTTCAATACCCTTTTTCTTTCTTTGGTATGCCCTATCCGGCCCACCATAGAGAGTGGTAGCTTCGTTTGTATTTGTAGCTTCTACTGTAGTCCTAAATATCTGATCGTAATTATAAGCATTTGTTACCTGAATGGTTTTAGCATCTCTTGATGTTGCACCTTCCTCATTTGAATCACCGAGGATTAAGAGAGGTTCATCATCAAGTAAAGCTGCTGCTGCTGTAGCACCAATACTTCTAACTACTGTGATAGGACTTGCTGTTGCGATTGTTACTCTAAATACTTCACCGGTTCTAGGTACTTTTACAAGCTGACCTGCTTCAAAGTATGCCCAATTATCTACTTCTATAGTAGTATCACCGGCAGTAATTCCTGCTGCATTGTTTACTGCATCTGTGTACGGAGCAAAGTCATCTTCCATCCATTCATACTTAGGATTGTGACAACCCGACTTCGATACCTTACCTGTTAAAGTAAGTAATGGTGCAGTATCAGGATCTAGCTGATATATTGTATCTGTCATATCAACTACAACTCTTGCAGAGTTAATATTATAGGTACTTCGAGCACCTGTTATAGTTGTTACCATTTAATTTTCGCTCCTTATGTTAGATTTGACTTTTACCATAAGAAGAATTTAATATACTGTCTACAATATCTTTATGTTTACTTTTAACATTACCTGCTTCACCAACCCGGTCAGATTCAATAAAGCCACCTGCTCTTCCTTCAAGGTTTTCTGATATTTCATTAGTTACATTATCCTTGAAGTTCTTAAGTATTGTAGGTAATCTTCTTCCTACGGCAGCATTATATAATTCACGGATTCCTTCTTCTGAAATTGGAAATGCTTTATTTGTCATCTTAAGCACATTATTCATTTCGCCTTCGGTTTCTTTACTCATGTAAGGAAATTTAGCTTTATCTTCCCTCATAGTCTTGAGGATAGTTCTTACATTGGCTCTTGATACATCTGCTGAAAGCTTATTGATTTGAGGTCCTATCATTTCAGAAGCTACCTCTTTAATCGTTTCTCTTGTAACAGCAGGATCTTTTGGATCTACTGTTGACGGAGGAGTTCCAGGTCCCGGAGCATCATTAGGTTTGCCAGTTCCTTTAGCTTCTGACTCTTCTTTATACTTAGCTTCTCCATACTGTATCCAGGGTATAGATGCTGTAATATATTCCCTGAACTTAGCATTTTCTGCTTCTACAGTTTTCAGTTGCTTGTTTGCATGACCATAAGCTTTTCCTAAATCATCTGCATCCTTGTATCCCTTTTCCTTCGACCATCTATCAAATGAATAATCTTCCGGTGTTGCTGTACCTTGAGAGGATCCGTCTCCCTCAGGTATACCTTCTGTTACTATTCCAGGAGTTGCCTCTGTAGTACCTGCTCCTGCTGCCTCTGGTGCTAAACCATTGTCTTCGATTTCACCAACCATTATGTACCTTCCTTTGTCTCGGATATTAAAACTGTACTCAATCTGTGCCCTTCCTCTATAGCGATTGTCAGCCATTTCTTAAGTGATTCATTAAATCTCACTACTGTTTGATACTCAAGCAATTCTTCAGCTTTACATGTCTTAAGCTTATCCATTGCTTCATCATATTGATCTGACAACCAATTCTCATATATTTTCCAACCCCCATGATTTGTAACCATGTCTTCAAGAAGAGCAGATAGTTCTATCTGTTTCTTCCTTTTAGGAGTAATCTCTGCTAATGTTTTTTGTCTTATCCTTGAGCTATAACTCATACTGATCTCTCACTTTCTACTCCAACACTACCTATTGCTTCTCTTGAACCAGGCTTCATTGTTGAAACTGGAGAAGACATATTAACTCCTCCCATACCTGCTACAATAGGTGTCCCTGTTCCATTGCCCCCACCAGGAGGACCTGAACCCGATTGTGCGTTCCCGGATATCTGTCCCATAATTTGCATAAATTTAGTTATCCTAGAAGGATCCTCTACTATCTGAGCCATCATAGCAGCAAACTCTTTATTAGCTATTATGGTATCAAGTATCATTTTCTGAGGACCCTTAATTAGAAGATCACTTGTATTCTTTATATTAAATGTTTTTGCCATTAATTTATCTAATTCATATAAATCTATATTAGAAGATTTAAAGAATCTGTCATAAAGGCTTATCATATTCTGTTGCAGGTTAATATCAGCAATACTCTTTATTTCAAATGCAGATATATTCCATTCAAATAGACCATCTATATCATCAGCTTTTAACTTCTTAGGAAATAGATCACCTTTTTCATCTACTACTTCGGCCCACATACCTAATTGAAGATTATCTTTAAGCATCTTAAATAGATTAGTAAACATTGGTTTCATGCAAGCTTCACAATTATAAAAGATTGTAGTATTGATCCTCTCCATACCTGCTTCTTTCATCATAAGGCCGGTAGTAGCAGTCTCAGCTCTAGGAGCATCTCCACCTTTTATATATGAGAACAATCCGGTAAGATTTTCCTGATCCTGTTTAGCTATGAACTCTTCATCATATAGTGATTTTTTAACCTCTGCTCGCTGTATTTCACGATAACCCTCCATATCTGAGGTTCTGACTACCTGATATGGTCTTATTACAAGGTCTGAATCTTCTATCTTTGCCTTATCAGATACAAGAACTGCAGGATAAGCGACCCTTCTCATAATATCTACTCTAAGATTTTTGACTTCTTCCTGGTATTCAAAGGTATCTCCGGTCATATCAAATTCAGATAGTGCATAGAAGGAGTCCCCATTAGGATAATTCTTTATTCCATAGAAAGGTATAAATCCTTTTTTATGATCATTGTCACGGATAGTAGTTTTTCTGTTTGCAACAGTCCTTACCCTATCAGGTTCCCATCTTGAAACAATTTCTATAATATCATCATCCTTATCTTTTGCTCCATAAGATGCCATAATCTCTTTAGCACCCATATTAAAGCCTAAGACATTTTGCCTTTCAGTATAATATGAGTCAGATATAATCGGATCACTAGCTCCTAATGGCTCAACCTTATCAAGATTTTTATAGTTACCACTTTTTTCAAGATAAGATCGGGGCTTAAGCATTCTTCTAAAAATGTAAGGAGCCTCGTATATTTCAATATAACCATCCGGTACATAAAATCCAAAGATATCACAAAATTCAAAATATACATCATCTAAAGTTATCCCACCCTCAGAAGCCTTTGACATACCCATCCCAAAGACACCGGTCCCTGCATAGAAAGCTTGAGTCAATGAATGATAATATACCGGATATAGTTTTTTTCTAACGATTTGATTAGTGAGAGCCTCTGCTGCTTTTGCTTGTTTAACAGAAGAGTCAGTTATAGGAATTGCCCTAGCTATAGGATCATAGGAGAATATAGTGTTGATAACCCGGGGGCGTTTTGTTTCTAAGTGTGAAAGTTCTTTTGGCTGTTTAACATCAGACTTGATTCCGAGTAATATGTCCTCTTCCTCTTCAGGTGTATAATCCCTATACATGTAGAGTCTTTTATAATTCTCTAGCCACTTATCGTCATACCCTGTCCGTTTATCTTTAAGTGCACCAAAAGTATCTAGTAATGAGTTAGTTTCAACCTTCTCTTTACCCATGTTAGTAGTTTAATCTAATATGATTACTTTTGTCAATGTTTATTTTTTCCTATGTCTATTATATCCGAAGGCTCTCTTATTAAAGTTTTTCTTTATCCTGGATACAATAGGCATAATCATATGGCATTGAAGGGCAAGACCATCAGCAAATACTACATCATCATTGGTCCCGAACTTTGCTTCAGGTTTTCCTCTCTTATTTATTATGAAGTTCATATATTCACTTGCAGAGTCTTCTGAAGTATTATCCATTATGTGAACTCCATTTTCATCTACAGTCCTTATAACTTTAGCAAGATCACCTATCATTATTGGTCTTGTAACTGTGTCCGTAGTCCAGCCGAGCTTACGAGTTTTTCGTTGAGTTTTTTCGTCCAGGATGACCTTGTAGAAGACGAAAGAGTATCTTTCATCGAGTAGCTTGTTAACATAATTGCCGTCTTTGTTTTTTTCAACACATATCCAAGCGAGGTTATAGTACCATCCAAGTCTATAAAGGTAATCAGCAAAGATATCAGGTTCGATTTTCCCTCTAAGCTGTGCCACTTTTCTATACGGATCTCTTTTAAAGACTGAGGCAACTGTGTAGTCAGTTCGCTTAGAGTCTCCCGGGACAATCTCAATTCCTTCTGCTGTATCTGCACCAATAACATAATCACATTTAGGGTCCGGGTACTCCCATATCTGTAATAGTCCTGTAATATTCTCTTCATATATAATCTCAGGGATGTACTTCCCAAAGTGTTTTTGCGATTGTACTTCTGTTTCTGCTGCATAGAGTTCTCCTGTCGTTATGGGGTTTACTACATTATTAACATAAAACATTACTGAAGGCTTATCAAATCTCATTCTACCACCTGCAATAAATGCTTCCAGTTCATTTGAAGGGTACTCCTGATGAAAGATATCAAGATCACCATTACATTTATTTACTATGGCCCATCGTCTAAAGGAAAACTGTTCCTTATCCCATTTGTATATCTTCTCAAGTTCTTTCTCATTACCGAATCGTTCATGTTCATAGTTAAATAATTTAAAAGACTTTGTAGGTTTTCTCCTGTATTCATCTCCCCAATACCAGGGTATAAATAATCTTACATAATCTTTCTTACCTGCTTCAGTATCTACATTTCCAGTAAGAACTTCTTCTAAGGAAGAGCAGGAATCCCAAAATTCTTTAAAGAAGTTATCAGCTCCCATTGCAGTTGATTCTACTGTACTTGAGGTATTAGATTCATCTGCTACTGCGTTCATAAGTGATATCAGAAGAAGGGCAACATTTTGCATCATACCCATTTCAGATATATGCAGATTATGAATTGTTTGGGACCGGCCCGAATACAGGTTTTTGGCCGTATCTATTATTATACGAGAGTCTAAGGAGTCATCTTTATTGTCTTTATCCAGGAAGACAAGCTTAGTCTTTGTGTGATACCTGATTGGAGGTTTCTTATCTTTTGGAAGTAACCGGTATATTCTTTCTGACATATCAAAGAGGTCGGCTGCAGACTCTCCCGAGTATGAGATAGTCTTACACCTCTTATTTGGAAACTGAGTCCCATTATAGGAATGGTTACATTGTGTGATCGTGGAGATACCTAATTGCCTAGCTTTAAGGCATACTATCCTAACCGGAAGTCCTGCTGCAGTTAATGCCTCATGTATCTTCTGGTATTCATCCTGAGCCTTATTTAGCTTTATTATCTCAATCTTCTGTTTCTTCGTCTGGATGTATGCGAACTTCTCTATCCAGATCCTTGCTGCTTTCGGATTTTCCGGACTCAAGGATTTCCTGGATTTCTGTTCCGTCAACAATTTCTTCAGAAGTATCTTCTTCTCCGGAGATAAGTTTTGCAATTTCAGCATCGAGTATGTCATCTTTTATATCTTTCAGTTCATCTACTGTAACATTTGCTGTAAGTTTTAAGGTAGCCTTCTTTGCTACTGCCTTTGGTCTGGACTCAGTATACTTCTGTATCTGCTCCACGATCTTTACCATTGACTTTAACATTTCATCATACTTTCCCATATAGAGAGGATTCTCTATATTGAGTCCTGTATCTTTTTTAAAGTCAGGGGATTCAAAATATTGCATCTTTACATGGAGTAGGGAGATCCTCTCTACGAGTACCTCATGCATAGGGTTTATATCCCTGTTACGGGCCCTCATACCATAGAATTTTCTCCACCTGGTATGTGTAAGTACATATTTTCTATGCCAATACTCCGGGAGTTCTTTGTCTTCTAGTATCTTATCATAGCCAATCTTTATACCTTCTTTAGTTTCTCTCATTATTTTTTCTTCTTGTATTTTCTTTTAGGTTTATATATAGGCTCTTCTGGTATAGTATCTTCTACATCTTCTTTATCTATTACTGGTGCTACATCCATTGCTCCCTTTTTAGGGATAGGTTTAGAAGTATGACTTCCTTGCTTATACATCCTTGCTTTTCCAAATTTCATTTTTCCTCCTTTCATACATAAAACATTTCTCTATCAGTAGGGACCGGAGTACATCTTATTAATTCTCCACCTACCATTAATCTTATTCTACCATTTTTTCTAATTTTAAAAACTCCGGCATTTTTTGTATGTAGGTACTTATCAGTAGGATTATAATCTTTCTCAAGTCTTGCAGTAATGTTCTTTACCTTAAACGCTTTAATGGATTGTCCTCTTCCTACTTCATTAAACCTATTATGTGCCCTTAACCCAAACCACATTTGTAGCCATATACCAAATCTATGTCCATAGTAAAAGAACCTATAGAAGGAAGGTCTTCTAATTTTCATTTATGCTCCCAAAATTTTTGACAGTATTCATCCCAATCTTTTTCTGTCAGAGGCTCTACCTTATCTCCATTCATAAAATCATTATAAAGATTACCCATAATATTTCTTGTGTAGAAACGATTGGGTTTCATAGGTACACCGAAAAAAAGTAGAGTACCATCATCCTTCTTAGCAAATTTTTTTGATCTCCACATACGAAGCCTTATTCTGAGTTTACGATACCAGGGCATTATCCTATAACTTGTAGCTGTAGGAGTTCTTGTAGGTATCCCTTTCCAATAGGGGTTCATGTCCGGGACATAAGCTTTAGTAGGTCTAGTTACCGGTAGTTCATCTGAAGTTTCATATCCTTCCCATGATAGGTTTTTCTTTTTCATCTTGGCTGCCTTATCCCGGGTACACTACCTTCAGGATCTATAGTCTTCACAAAGGTTAAAAGTACAGATACATGGTCTTCCTTATTACCGGTAAAGTTTCCCATTACCCCACATCTACTATATCTAGTATTGAAGTCAGAAGGTATGGTAAGCTTCTGATTAGTTACATTACCATCTTCATTAGTGATCCTCATTGTTATCTTTATCTTACTCATTTTTTCTTCTCCTTCTTTTTATCCTTGAGTACTTCATCCATAGTTCTTTCAGTAAAATCCATTTGTATTCTATGAGGATTATATTCCTTATCTTGCCAGTAAACCTCATGTCTCTTATGTTCATGATATATATCTCTATCTATCATTGGACTACCATCACAGTCTCTTTCATCTTTCAGGATTTTTAGTACCTTATCATTTAGCTCTTGCTGTTTTTCAGACTCTATAAAATAATACTTTTCTTCTACTTCAATTACTTTCAATATATGTTTCATATTAGCTCCTCTATCCTTATACGCATTATTATACTAAGTGGAGTCATAAGTCTTCTATAATTTGGGGAATCCTTTTTAAGGATCAGAAGATCATCTGTTTGTTCCCAGGCATCAAAGTCCTGTCCTTCAGGACCTATAGTATAAGTCTCACTATCATCATTCTTAAAAAGTATGGAGAGTCTTTTATTTTTTTCTACTGTCATATCTTTTTCCTCCTTTGTCAGGGTTATAATGTGTCCCGGTCTTTTATTGTCACCTAGCATGTTGGAGCCGGGACTTTAATTCCAAGCATACATCATCGGTGGGGCCCTAATGATATCCTAATACTCCTTTTAGTCTTCCCTACGCCTAACAGGCAAATCTTTAGCCCTGACTTCCAGATAGACCTAATCGTTTTTCCCGGATACCATACCAAAGAGATCATCAGACTTCGATCAACTAGTCTGTTACCTTCTCTATATTACTAGTATACCATATGAGAAGTCCTATAGTAATAGAATTTCTCAGGACACAATACTAGCTATTACTTAACATTGTTTTTATAAATAAGGAGTCTCTTTATACGCTTTAAGGTAATTTATATATTTAAAGGATGTTTATACGCTTCAAGGAAACTATGTCTTGAGAGCTTGTCCCACTTTGTATAAGGGTACCCATCTGGTAATGGGGGTGTAGTATAATGTTGTACTAGGATAACAGACGCTTATTTTACTGTAATATGTTTTCTACAAAATAGTGGGGTTTTAAGCAAATAACACAGAAGTCTACAAGGAACAGTCTATGTGACATACGGTTTAAGAGTAGCTACTACTGTTATCCATACAACATATGATATAACTTGTATACAGTAGAAGAATATAAATACTATATATAAGGTATAGGACGAAATAGATTCAATATAGTTTCAAGTTTCTTCTTTAGTGTTTATTTTTATGGTTATCTCAGCTTACCATACGAGTAAAGGGCTTCAGACAATGTTAGCTACTTCTTTGCGTTAATTCTCTTGAAGACATTGTCTTCGTAATAATCGAACTATGTTCGACCCTTGACATCGTATGCTATCACTTCGATGCGACCATAAAAAATATCATTATATAGAAAGGATAGGTCATTATGTCAAAGGAAACTGCAACACAGCAACAGTTCACCCCTACAGTATGGGAATCTTACCATCAGGTAGAGCCTTTAGTAACAGGTGGAATTAAAGTTAATGAAATCAATGACTTTAATTTGAAAAATGTTAAATTCCATAATATGGATATCGGTAACCTTATGAATTTTAAGGTTGCCGATGCAGTAAAGGGTTCTAAAGACTATTGGAGAAATCGTTCTATTAGTAAAGCAATAGGTTTAATTTGTGAAAAGCGTGAAGTACTTTCTAAGCTTTACTTAGACAGTATTTCTAAGTAAAACAAATTAGGGTGGAAGGCTTTATGAGTCTTTCACCCTTTTTTTATCATAACATGGATATGTTTGGACTTGTAATTTAGTAGTGGTCCCGGGAGGAAGTGTTGATAAAGTGGGCCTTGCAAATGCAGAGCATTTATATCAGGTGGGTTCTCTCTCTGGTCTTTCTAATTATGAACGACTTGTAAAGTGTTAAGACTTTCAGACAAGCCACTTGACAAGCCGTTCTTTTCTATGTTAACCAGAGAAAGCTGGTTATTTATTATATTGAAAGAAAGGTGGCAATGATGAAGTGGGTTGATAACATGATAGCGGATTTCTTTGAATGGATGTTTGTTAATTTCTATTACATTATAGGAACAGTGGTAGCAATGACATTAATATTAATATTATTTAGATAGGAGGAGTAATGGATATACAAAAGTTTCTTGCAGAGTTATCAAAAAGACATCCAAAGGCTAAAGATATAATGTTCTTTGAAGATGATGGATCATTTTATGATGTGAGTTTAGATTATTTACATATCTTAGGACAGCCAGATTACACAACAATAATTATATCAAAGGAGGAAAGATGATTACAATATGGATAGCACTGGCATTTATGTTAGGTTTCGGATCAGGTGGATTAACTGTAATATTAGTAGTAGCAAGAAAGGAAAAGTGGTTAAGATGAAAGATGGACCGGAAGAGTATAATGAAGGAGTTGATTTCTTTCAAGAGTTCGAGAATATAATGTGTTGTGAAGCCAGTGTTTGGAAAATAGAATCAATAGGAGAAGAGCCATTAGCCCTACTTGCAGTAATGAAGTATTGTAACCAGGACTACAGCAAGTATAGTAAGCTTGAGCTTCAGACACTCTTGAAGAAGATAGCGATGTCTTGTCACGAAATACTAGTAAGAAATTGTCATATAGAAGGATAATTACTTCTATCATAAATCCCTTTTTAGATATAGAGATTATATCAGACACGTCAAATGAATAGTGTCCGGAAGTACATTTGACATATCTGATATTTTTAAACTATTCTAAAAAGAAATTTATTTATAATAAAGTAAATAAGAAAGGTGGTTAGAATGAAGGTCGTAAAGGTTATAAGCAAATCCGGTAAAGATAGAATGGAAGTGATAACCGATGAAGGCAGTACAAAGCATATCCAAAAGAACGGTAAATTGTGGATGTATTTCCATGGAGTAAAGATTAAAGAGTCCGGAGACATTGTACCTATTTATAATTCAATAGAGTTAAAGAAAGGTGGCAGTAATGAAGATCGGAATTAAGAAAGCATTGGAAAGAGAAACTCCTGAACAAATTGAAGCACCTTATCGTGAAGTTAATCGGGAAATAAGGGAAAACTTGATTGAATCCATAATAGCAAATGGTAACTCAGTTGTTCCTGCAGATGTATTGGTTAATGTAAATGCTTTAATTAATGATGAAATCAAAGTAGGTTCAAGACCAAAGAATTTCAAGAAAGGTTTTACTGTAGTAGATGCAATAGTGAATGGACATAAGAGGATAATAACCTTTGCAAGTACAGCATTAGCAATTAAGATAATGAATTATATAAAAGAGACATATGACAAAGTAGATTTAACCTATGAAGTTACGGAAGTGTAACAAAAACCAAGAAGGACTAGATCTCTTAAGCTAGTGGTAATAGGTTGTATGGGGTAGAGATTCCTTTTTATCATCTACCAGGGTAGTACCTATCCAGTTGGGTACTACCTTTTTTTATCATCGTTTTAAACTGAGAAAGGAGATAGTCATGAAAGGTGTATTTAAATTACCGGTGACTAATCAAAGGACAATGAGAAGAGAAGACATTGTATCGTGGCTGCGGAGGAGAAGGATCATACTGTTATATAGTGTGAGTCTGTTTACTCAAAAGCTGACTGAAGTAGAAGGTAATGAGAAAGACATGGCTAAGTATGGCTTTCTTAAAAGAAGAGCAATTCAATTTTTAGGTGAGATGAATGACAAGGTTGATGATGCTTTCTTACTTCCAAAAAGTAAGTATCAAGTTAGTGCTTATGTAGCTGAGACTAACACAACTGATGAAGACAATAGGTTCAAAGAGTCTAAAGAGACTAAGAGACTTCATCGGAACCAGGTAGCTAAAGAAGTAGGTGACTTGCGTTCTATCCTGTTTGAGGTAAGAGGTGCAAAACACTTCAAGAATCCTTCTTATACAAGAGAGATATCCATGTGGCAAGGAGAAGCAAGAGAAGTTAAGGAATATATCCTTGACAGTTATGCGGAAGAAGCTTTAGTTGTGTATGATTATTCTATGTTCGCCACGTCGTAGAATAGTAGAGGAGGGGATAGATTTGCATCGGTCCCCTCCTCTTATAGAGAAAGAAGTCCGTTGTGGACAATAACATTATATATGAAAGGAAGATAAGATGGTAGATGAAAAGAAAAGTAAAAAGGTTCCAAGTGAAAAGCAGAGACTCAAGAGGGTAAAGAAACTCTTTGATAGAATCATTAATGAGTTTCCTGGACATAATATGGATATGTCTATTCATGGTATTACAAGAAGTGAGGTACCAAGAGATATATACAATTTAACACAAGAACTTGAAGGTCGAGTATTGGTGTACCAAGACATAAATAGAAAGAATGAATCATTTGGTATAAGTTTATTTTGTAAGGAGGAGTAATGAGTGAGCAATTAACAGATGCACAAGAAGCATACAGACAGTTGAGTAGTGCTTTAAATCATTTTGGACACAGTCAGTCTATTAAAGAGATAGTAGAGATGATAGACCAGGACCATAGAACACAGCAGCAGGTGATGTTCAGGTTGTTTATAGCAGTGATTACAATGTGGGCCCATAATTATCTGGATGGTAAATATGATGATAGGAATAAAGCTACTTGTAAGTACTCATGTGATATAAAGAACATGAGTGAGAATGAAGATTGGTACATACCATTTATTTAAGGAGGAGAAATGACTAAGCATAAGATAATAGTAGATTTAGTTAATGTGCATAAAGATGAAGTTCAAGAATTAAAAAGTTATCTTGAAGAAAATTGTTGGAAATGGGAGGAGGTTCCAATAACATGAGCACAGATTTACATAAAATTTCAATAGGTATGGGAAAATATATAGGTTATGGCAGAGGTGCAGTAGTAGATGCTTTGTTATGTTCACATGAGTCAGAAATTACACAATTTTATGTAAGTGATATAGAAC